GTCTTCAGCTTCCATAGCTTCAAGTAAGCATGTTTCGAATATCCAAATTGCCATTAGGTAGGACGGCATTGTCTTTGATGATGGATTGTCCATCATCCAGTATGTTTGATACTTGTACGCATCTAGCTCTGCGGCGATTGAACAGTCGTAGCTAACATCGTTAATATACTGTAGGTAATGAACTAACTCGTGTACTACTACATCAATATGCTCGTTACTAGTCCAGTCGAAATCGTCGAGTAAAAAAATGGTACCTTCGCCTTCACTTCGAAATATGCCGTCAATTGACACTAAATCTTCTTGATTTTGTATCCAATTATCTAGCCCGTAAAAATAAGCGCCTAATTGATCTTGCGTGGCATAAACAACAGCAGGCAGTGGCTCGCCATTGTATTCAAACATCAGCGAGTCTTCAGCAAGCCATTCTATATGCTCGAGCATAATTCTTTCTTCGGTTTCTCTGTCTACTGCGCCTGCAACGCTGGCAACAAGTAATGACAAACTAGCAACAAAAATTTTAAACATACTGTATATATACAGAATAAATACAGTATCAAACGAAAAAGGATTCGAAATGAATAGCCAATTCCTACGACAGATGTACAGCACTACGTCTAGCTCTGTTAGTAAAAACCCCAACAGAGTTATGGGCGGGCTTCGAGCGCACGGTCTTAACAGTCATACAGTTATCGCAGAAGACGGTAGCGAGCAGTCTGTTCCGTCGCAGCGCTACGTAGAAACACTAGAACAAAAAGTTACAGAGCTTAACGCAACTGTTTCTAATTTAGAAAAGCAAATACAAAAATTAAACCGCACGGTTAACAATCAACAGAATCAAATAAATACAGTAACGAGGAATTTAACACAATGACCATCTTGTCTTTAACAGACAACGCAAAGAAAAAAATCGATGAACTAAGTTCGAGCAACACGGCTGTGAGTCTTAGTATTAAAGGTGGCGGTTGTGCTGGTTTTGAGTATAAATGGGATGTGATTGACAATAATCAGATCGAAGCAGGTAGTGAAGTTGTTGAGGCTAATACTGGGAAACTAGTAGTAGATCCTACAAGCATTATGTTTTTAGTAGGAACTGAAATAGACTACGAAACTGTTGCGTTCGGTCAGATGTTTAAAATTATTAACCCTAACGCAAAAGCAGCGTGCGGATGCGGCACTAGTGTAGATTTCGACTTAGAAGCAATGAATTAATCGGAGACAAACATGTCAAGACAAGTAGTAGACATCGGTATTGAAGGCAACGACGGTACTGGCGATAGCATTAGAGAAAGTTTTCGTAAGAGTAACGAAAACTTCCAAGAGCTTTACGCAGTATTTGGATTAGGTGGCCAGATTAGCATCACTAATATGAGTGATGTTCCTGATACTCTAGAAGCAAATAAGATTCTTATAGTTAACAGTGCAGGCACTGCTGTTACACTTTCGGAGTTTGCTTCAGATAATGCGCTAGACAGTAATGACGCAAATACTGTTCAAATCGACACACTGAGTATACCAGGTAAGATTATCTTAACTACTACATTTGGTCAGTTAGAAGACGATGCTGTTGCTCCTACGCTAGGCAACCACCTTAACGCAAACGGCTTTGCTATAGGCGGAGTTGAAATAAGCGACGCTGCTGCTGATGCGCTTAACGCACTACCTGGTAACAGCACCACTTACACTGCTGACGACTTAGTTGCTCCTAGAAAGCATCTTGACCAACGTTATGCTCCAAAGGGCGCTGACAATAGAATTAGCACAACAGAACCAAGCGCTAGTGATCATGCATTAACTGTTACGCAATACCAAAACAATAATGCGTACATCGCAAGCCACGGTATTACTAGCCAGCAAAACGGCTTGCCGTTTGTGTTCGACGTTACGTTTACAGCGCCTACTAACCTAGTAGACGGTACTACATACTATATACGCTACGTTAACGATAACGAGCTTGCGTTATTTGCTGCAGAAGCAGACGCAAAGTCACTAAGCGCAACTGCGCTAAACAACAAGATTCTAATCGGCAATACTGCTGTTGCTAGTGAAGATTCTCACACACTTACTGATGCTGCTTACGACTCTAGCTTAGCTGGTAGCTGGCTCAGCAATCAAGTGCTGCCACGTGATGCGGTAGTAAGACGTCAAGGCGACACTATGACCGGTGCGCTATACCTAAATGATCACCCAGGCGAGCTCGCTGGTTCTGGTACTCCTAACGGCGCCGCAGACTTACAAGCTGCTAGTAAGTTTTACGTTGACAACAAAGCTACATCAAGTAGCAGTGTACTCTACGTTAGTCCACTAGGCGATGACCTACAGACTAATACTCCTGCTGGTAAGGAAGGCTCTAGCTTGTCTTACGCATTTAAGACACTAGGCGCTGCTGCTGAACACGCTAACGAGCTTGTAAGCAACGCACAGGAAACAACTGGTCCGTACGTACAAGCACTAACGCACACTAACTTTACGGTTAACAGCACAGTAAGTTCTGCTAGCGTAGCAACTGCGCAGGCACCGAACGCTGATGACAAAATCAAAGACAACAAAGAATACCTAGTTGAAGAACTTAAAGGCTTTGTTCAGTTTACGTACCCTAATTACTCGTTCGACGAGAGACAGTTCGATCGTGACTACGGTGACTTGATCGAAAGCTTACGCTTTGACCTTAACCGTGGCACAAACGCAAACACACTTACCAAGCGCTTTGCTCAAAAGTTCTACAGCGAAGTTGACAGTCGTGTCGAGATCAAGCAGTTCTTAACTGAAAATAATGCTGCTGTTGATAAGCTGTACGATATTATCAACGACAGTATTTTTGAAAACCGCGGTTTCCAAGAAAAGACAGTTTCTAGCATTACAAAGAAAAGCGGCAATGTTGCTGCTGTTGTAACCACTACAACCAATCACGGCCTAGTTGACGGTAACTTGGTTAAGTTTACCGACGTAGCAGGCATGACTGAGATTAACAATCAGTTTGCTTACGCAAAGGTAGTAACTTCAACGACGTTTGAACTTTACACAAACAGCACACTAACTACACTGTTTGATAACAGTGCGTACACTGACTTTACCAACGACGGTAATGCTAGATCTGCGCTACGCTATCAGCCGTACTACCAGCAAGATACAACCGGCGCTAATGTAAACAGTACAGAAACAACTGTAGCAACGTCCTTAGAAACACTCAAAGACCTTGTAAAGAATGTTTGGGAAAACGGCGCCGACGTAGCACAGGAAATTGTACACGGCGAAAAGTACAAGATTGTACTTGTAAACAGCGGTGGACAACTTGACCAAACTGATTCCGATAATGTCGACGCTTTGCCAAGTAAACTATTACGTGGTAAGACAAGCGGCGCTATTGGACAAATTACAAGCTTTGAAAACGACGCAACACCGGGCTTTACTGACTTCTTCGTTAATATGCTATCTCCGCTAGACTTTATTGTAGGCGAGGAAGTTGAATACGGTTACAAGACTGTTACTAAGCAGGTAACCATACAAGTCGAAGGCGGCGTATTTGAAGAAGACTTCCCAATTAAGATTCCAGCAAACACCAGTGTAATTGGTAGCGAGTTCCGTAGAACTGTGATCAAGCCACATAACGGTGTTTCTCAAAGTTCGTACGCTGGCACATACTTCTACAGAGATAATGAGTTCGACGGGCTCACTGTTGCTACAGAAGGCGTCGCAGTTAACGATCAGCAAGGTAACGAAAAAGGTAAAGTAGGACGTCACTACTTATATCGTGCTGATAGAGCAAAGAATGTTGGCTCTGTAATTGCTAACACAGGTAGCTACACAACAGCAGCGAACATTCTACTAGAAAACAAAGAATACATTGTTGAAGAATCACTACGCTTCTTAGATACAAACTACAACAGCGTTACATATGATGCTGAATCTTACAGAACAGACTTTAGAGCACTTGTTGATGCGCTTGCTGATGATTTACGTGACGGCGGCGATGCGCACAGTCTTGTAGTTCAAGGTTCTTACCACGAAGTAGGTAACACTGATTACCTAAGCCGCTTTGGTGATAGTTCTACCGAAGTAGCAGTCGAAGCTACTATTGATAACGTGGCTGTATTAGCCAACAACTTACTAAGTGCTACTGCTCCTGTTTACACAGACAGCAGCTACACAGCAGGCAACAGCGCAGTAACAAACATTGTATCACCGAACCTAAGCTTAGGCAGTGGAGAAAGTGGTACTGCTACTATTGTAACAGCATTAACTGACAAGATTAACTTTGTATTCAGCATTGATTACAACCCACCACTACGCAACTGTGACATTGATGCGTTCTTGCTAAACGATGCGTCTACTGTAGAAAACATCACGGTACAAGGACACAAGTCGTTTGCTATGGTTCTTGATCCAACCGGACAAGTACTAACCAAAGCACCATACATTGCTAACAGCTCTAGCTTAACGCAAAGCACAAACACTAAACTATTTGCCGGTGGTGTATTTGCTGATGCTTACACAGGCAACATTCCAGTTAAGATCAGAGGTAACTCAGGTACATTCGACGACGGAGCACGTGGCACTGTTAGTCTTAACGCATTTACTCTTTGGGTCGAAAGCGAAGACGTAGATGTTATCGGCGATAGCACAGGCCTAAGCACGCAAGGTCTAAAGCTAAAAGAGCCCCAAGTTCCTGCGGTGTTTTACACAGGTGGTGTGCGTTATCAAGTTAACGCTATTAGTAATTACGATCAAGACCTTGGTCGCTGTATTGTTTATTTAGATGCTGGTGCTAACGGTGGAACAGGATACACAGGCTCTGTTGACGTTGACACTTACATTCAAAGCGGCGGTAGTCGTAGTGTTGAAATCAGTAACTTTGCTCAAAGCAACGATCTAGCATACGGGATTGCTGGCACTAACGGCGCACAAATTACTGCTACTGGCATCGAAAGTACTTATACACAAGCAGCGTTTTATGCTGCCGACGGTACTGACATTAAAGTTTCTAACTCTACAGTAAACTTTGGTAAGTTTGGTCTTGTAGCAGACGGCACTGATCCAAACGAAATTCCAGATGATGTAGATCTAATTGGTAACTCTACACAAGCTGCCAAGGCTTACGTTGATGGTAGCTACACTGGTAACTTAAACGATGGCGCTATTGCTGTATATGACTGTGCTGTAGCACCAATGAAGGATAGTATTATAACTATTGATCACGGTACAGCAGGTACACTTAACTATCGTGTTACAAGTGTAACTGATATTACTGCGGCAAGTCCTACGCCAGCGCCGTCGCCAACTGTACTAAACGCTAATGTTTACCAACTACAGTTTGTTGCTGAGAATTCATCCACCACTGACTTCTATAGTACACTACAAGAAGCTGTTACTGATGATACTATTGTTGAAATTAGAAGCGGCAAGCAATTCCTTTACGACAACGTAGCAGCAGCAGGCTCACTTAACCCAAGACCAAACACAACTGTAACTTACGACGAGTCCGCAGACGTTGGTTATAAAGCAACTGCATTTGCTACTACTGACAACTACGGAAGCGCTCTAGCTGCTAACCGTGTACGAGCAACGTTTGATACTGACTACAAGTACATCGAACTTACTCCTAACACTACGCATAACGGTGGCGGATTCGGTAGCACTGCTAATGATACAAAACTAGCAATCGAAGTACTAACCGGCGGCGCTGCTCCGTTCTTAGACAGCACAAGAATCGTTGGCAAGGTATTTGCGCACGCAGGTAAGAGTCATTACATCACAACTTACAAGAATGTAACTACGCTAGAAATGGCAAGTGCTGTTTCGTTTACTGCTGGTGATACTGTAACACAAGATGTTACGGGTGCTACTGGTACAGCACTAAAGACTGTATCAAGCGGTACAACTGTACACGTCTATGACGTGACTGGCACGTTTAACACGACTAACACTATTTCCAGTGTTGTTCCGACTACAGTTAGTGTAAACAACTTTGCTTATGTTGAATTCAACATAAGCGACGCAAGTGTAAGTGGATCTAACATTAACCCATCACCGCAGGCTGCTGGTTTAAACACTGCGATTACAACTACAAGAAAACTATTCGCAGGTGTTACAACTGGCGAAGACGCAAGCGTAGTTGAAAATACTGCGATCATCCGTTCTACGAATACAGTGTTCAAGAGCGTGGGCGCAGGTTCGTTTAACGAAACTAACTATCCAAACGATATTCTTGGTGATCCTGAGAATACACAAGATCCTACAGCGTTTACTGATTCTCCGGCTGCTTCTACTGCTGAAGTTTGGGAACGTGGACAAGGTAGAGTGTTCTGGACAAGTACTGATCAGTTTGGCGTATTCCGTGTAGGTCAATTCTTTAACGTAGACCAAGCAACTGGTGACACTACTATTGAAGGTGGTGTTGGTATTTCCAATGCGGTGAGCCTTGGATTTGCCTCTGGTACAACAGTTAACGAATTCTCAACTGATACAAGTATGAGCGGTGTTTCCGATAGTGCTGTACCAACCGAGAAAGCTGTTAAGACATACATTGACCGACGTTTACACCTAGACGAATCCGGATCGGTGATTGCCGGCGGCGATAAGATCGGTCCGGGTTACCTCGACCTTGAAGGTAACGCTACGATGACTGGCGACCTTAACATGGGTAGCAGTTTCCGTATTACTAACCTTACTACAAACAGCGGCGTAACTACCGACGCTGCTAACGTAGCATACGTTAACTCTAAAGTAGCTGAGTTTGATAGCATTAGCGAACTAGCTGATACTAGTATTAGTTCAGCTGCTACAAGCGACTTCCTGGTGTACAACGGCAGTGCTTGGGAAGATGCTGCTGTTACAGGTGACGTAACACTTACACGCACAGGCGCTAACGCTGTTACAAGTGCTATTACAGCAGGCGCTATTGTTAACAACGACGTAAACGCTAGTGCTGCTATTGCGCAAAGCAAACTTGCTCTTGATGATGCTACTACAAGCGCTAAAGGTATTGCTAGTTTTGCTAGCGCACACTTTACAGTAACGTCAGGTGCTGTTGATATTGCTGCTAACAGCATAGCTAAGGCAGACATTGAACAAATTGCTACAAGCACTGTACTTGGTAGAACGACTGCTGGTACAGGTAATGTAGAAGAGATTGCCATTAGCAGTCTAATTAGCGCAGGCGGTGCTGTTGTAGATGCAGACTTTACAGCAGACAACACTGGTTCAAAGGTACTAACACAAGTTGCGTCTGGGTCATACGGTTTAACTAACTTGTCAGCTACAACGTCTAACAACTCTGTAGTTAAGCGTTCAGCAACTGGTGAAGTAGATGCTACTGCTTATCAAATTGATGGCAGCCAGATACTTGATGTAGACGGCACTGATACTGTACTTAAAACTACAGCAGGCGGCGTGCTGCTAAGAGGCGAAGGTGCTAGTAACCCTGTACTAGAAACAGGCGGCGCAGTTCAAGTAGGCGACATTGCCAATGTAGCTAACAGCACATTCCAAAATGCTAGTAGTTATAGCGCAAACACAAGTAAACTAGCGTCTACTTGGATTTACACAAACTTCTTAGAAGCTGCTACTGAAAAAGATGCTACTAGTACTGGTATTGGCTTAGGAGCAGGTGGCGGATTTGCTGAGTCTGCTGCTGACGCTATTGTTGCTGTATCCAATGGCAATGTTAAAGTTGTAATCAACGATAGCGGGCTAGAAGTTGCTGCTGGTTCTTACGTAAAAACTAATACAATTACAACAGGCGCAAGTGGCACTGCTGGTACTATTACTGGTAACTGGAGCTTAACTGTTGGATCTAGATTTGAAGCTACTTATGCTGATATCGCAGAATACTACGAAGCTGATCATACATACGAAGTAGGCACGGTACTTGTATTCGGCGGCGAGAAAGAAGTTACCGGTTGTACTGAACATCGGTCTACAAAAGTTGCCGGCGTAGTTTCTAACAATGCTGCGTTTACTATGAATCAAGACTGCCCAGGCATTGCTGCTTGTATTGCTCTTGTAGGACGTGTTCCAGTAAACGTAATTGGTCAAGTAAGCAAAGGGGATATGTTAGTTGCTAGTGCTGTTCCTGGTTATGCTATAGTTGATAACGACCCTAAAGTTGGAAGTGTGATCGGCAAAGCAATTGAAGATAAGATCGATAACGACAAAGGTGTAGTTGAAACACTAGTCGGCAAGTAATAAATATATAAAAGAGAGCGTAACATGGCTAACAGATATCCACTAATAGTTGACTCAACTGATTCAAATAAGATTAAGGAACTCCCCTCAGGAGACAACCTTAATCTTACAGGAAGCAGTGTAAGCAGCGTACTAAACATAACAGCTACCGGTGTAGTAACAGCGCCTAGTGTTGTTGTTGACTCCGCTACTGTCGGCGGCGCAACTATTAAGAACGTGGCAACTACTGCTAACTACACAGATCTTAATAACCGCCCTACTGCGCTAAGTGACTTTACAAACGATATTAACGCAGTTTCATCAGGTGCTAACGTAAGCATACTAACAAACGACGCAGGTTATTTAACAACAGTATCATTTGCTAACTTAACAAGCAAGCCTACTACACTTGCTGGATACGGTATTACTGATGCGCTAACAACTGGGTCTAATAACAGTTTGCTTGTTAACGACGCAGGGTATATAACAGCGAGTGATCTACAAAACGGAGTCATAACTGTTGATGTAAACAATACCGGTGACTTAGTTGGCTCTGTATTTGCCGACGATAGCACTGTAATGATTGACAGCATACTAGCCGCTGTAAATCTCGACGGTACTGTACGTGGCAATGTTATTCCAAACAACAACGGTGTACATAATATTGGGTCTGATTCTAATAAGTTTAACATAATAACAGCTACTACAGTTACAGGCAAAATAGAAGCTACTACTGATTCGGCTCCTACAGCAAACGCAGACCCAGGTAATACTGGTGAAATAAGATACGACGACAGTTTTATATACATTAAAACAGCAAGCGGCTGGAAAAAAGCAGCACTAAGCGCAATAGTTTAACGGAGAGATAAATGACAGTACAATCAATTAACATAGGCACAATCGCAAACGACGGTACTGGCGATAACTTACGTGTTGCGTTTGAAAAAGTAAATCAAAACTTTCTTGATCTTGATGATCGTTTCTCGTTTACTAATAGTGTTGAAAACTTGGGCAGCGGCTCGGGTGTGTTTTACAGCAAAGAAAATAATATATTGTATTTCAAATCTTTAGTAGCAGGCTCTAATATAGCGCTAAGCACTACTGATAACGAAATAACAATTAACAGTAATGAAAGCTTTACTATTCAAGCTGACAGCGATAGTGTTAATATTGCCGGCACTAGTAAGTCTTTCGGCATAAAAGGCGTTGGCAATGTTAATGCTGGCATTTCAAGCAACGATATTCAAATATCGCTAGATCCAACTGGCCTTGTTGCTCTTGATACTGCTCCTACGCTAGGCGGCAACTTAGACGCTGGTAACTTTAGTATTACAAATGTCACTGGCATAACTGCTTCTACATTTACTGGTAACTTAGTTGGTACTGTAAACGGTATTGGTATTACAAGCTCGTTTGAAGATTTAAATCTTGGCGGGATTGTTTATCAAGTTACTACTAGCCAAGAATATGTAATAGCAACATTGGATCTAGACTACGGTACATTTACTGCTCCCGGAGCTTTAAACAGCGACTTTGGAAGCATCGTATCCTAATAAATACAATAGGAGTATATGATGCAAGCTGAACAAATCTGGACTAAGAAATCAGGCAATACAATTGCTACTGTGAACGAAAACGATATTGTTTCGATTGACCTTCCGTTAATAGACAGTGTTGACTCTACAGCAATTCAAGTTGAAGTCATTAGTGGGAAGTTACCGTCTGGTCTTAGAATAGATGGTAATCAAATTACAGGGACGCCAGTTGAAGTACCGATAGAGACTAAAGTTAGGTTTGTACTAAGAGCTACATACAACAGTCATACATTTGATCGTACATTTAACATTGTTGTTGTGGGATCCGACTTGCCTGTATGGAAAACTCCAGAAGATTTATTACCTGCTGGCCCTAACGATCAATACTTTGTGTTAGACAACTCGTACGTTGATTTTCAACTGGTTGTCGAAGACGAAGATATTCGGGCAGGGCAAGTTCTGCGTTACAGTTTAAAAAGTGGACAAATACCTCCGGGCTTAGTGCTAACACACGATGGTAAAATTCAAGGTGTAGTTGACCCTATACTAGCAATTGAAAAAAGTATCAAAGGCGGCTACGACGCTGCGCCTTACGATTACGGCGCAGGAACGGGCTATGACTGGTATAGTGCCATTGCTAATTCAACAAATGGGTACGACAGTTACTACTATGATCTAGTAAAGTATGATATTTCTGTAAATACCCGTACACCTAAAAAGCTAAACAGATACTACCAATTTACAGTTGACGTAACTGACGGCGAAAACGTAGTACCGAGAACATTTAGAATTTTTGTAGTCGGCGATGATTTCTTCACTGCTGACATTACAACAATGCAGGCTGGCACAGGTACATTTACTGCTGATGCTTCTAAACTGCGCAGGCCAATTTGGCTTACTCCGGGCGACTTTGGTTACCGTAGAGCAAACAACTATATCTCACTTCCGTTACAGGTAATCAATAACAGTACACTAGGTGGGCTTGTTTGGTATCGTATGGAAGAAATCAACGACGACGGTACTGACAGTGTGCTGCCGCCGGGCCTAGGACTTGACTTCCGTAACGGCTACATTGTAGGACGCACACCTTACCAAAAAGGTATTACTGAAACTTATAAGTTTACAGTATCGGCCATACGTGTAAGCTTTGACTCTGAGCGTGTAGAGCTACAACAGAAAACAGAAGAAGCAGCAGCACTAAACAGCGCTACACTAAAAATTAGCAAAACTGAAAAAGTCACTGCTACTGATCTTATAGGCAGAACATTTACAGTTGAAGGTAACACTTACAAAATTCTGTTAGCCGACCTAAGCCATGCAGACTATGATCTGATCACGCTTACTTACGGTACACGCACAGTTATGCCAAAGGGCACTGCTATTAACCTAGGCATTTTTGATCTAACAGAAGCAGAAGAAGCCAAGAGTACAAAAACGTTCACGGTTAACTTGTTAGGCGAAGTAAACAGTGAAATTTCCTGGTTAACTGCTAGCGACCTTGGCAGTGTAAGCGCAAACTACACAAGCACAAAGCGAATACAAGCATCCACTAGTGTTCCTAATGCTACGCTAGTATATCGTGTACAGTCAGGTGACTTGCCCCCAGGCATGCGTCTTGACTTTAGCGGTGAGCTCATTGGTACAGTAAAAAGCTTCGGCAACACAAGCGAACAAGGACTTACTGTTTTTGATAACGGTACTACCAAGTTTGATGCTAATACTACACGCATGGATCGAAAGTTTGAGTTTACTGTAGAAGTTAAAGATCACTTTGGTTATAGCATAACTACACGTAAGTTTACACTAGTTGTAGATGACCCAAACAGTAAAGAATTTAGTAACCTACATCTAAAGCCAATGCTAACAAGAAAACAGCGTGACGCATTTAGAGATATCATAGGTGACCCTCAAATATTCTTGCCAGAGCAACTGTACAGACAGAATGATACTAACTTTGGTATACAATACGATCCTACAGTTCTGTTGTACGCTGGTATTGAAACTAAGAACATGCGCTACTATGTAGCAGCAGCAAATTTGTACGGTAAGCGCAAAACATACAGCATAGGCAGGTTAAAAACCGCAGTAGCGAAAGAACCCGGCACTCAAAACATTATCTACGAAGTTGTATACTTAGACTTAGTTGACCCAAACGAAACACTAATCAATCGCAAAACACGCAAGTCTTACACGCATCAAGATCACACACCGTTGTTAGTCAACAGTAGTCACTATGACGTTACTGACGAAACATACGATAGCGACCCTTATGAGCTAGTAGTTACTACTAGAGAACAAGGTGATGTTGTTGTTGACTTTACTAGCAGTTTAGACATAGAAACTAGAGACAACGGCACACTACAATACTTGTTAGCACATCAACTATTTGTGTACAGTCGACTAGGCAACATACTAGAGACTAGTTTACAAACAGTTGGGTCTAGTACAAACTACGAATTGCGCCCGAGCAATCCAAACGTAGTTACTGTAGACATAGACTTGTATACAGCTGATGGCATTTACAAAAACAAAAAAACAATATCTAGTATTACTAACTTAAGAGAAGAAATACTCAAAATAGGCGAGACTGAAAAAGACTTTTTGCCTTTATGGATGCAGACTCCGCAAACTACTATTGCTGAAATAGGCTACGTGCCGGCTCTAGTACTTTGTTACTGTAAGCCAGGCGGAAGCGCACTAATCAAAGAAAAAATAGAAGACCAAAAAATAGACTTTAAACAGTTTGAACTAGATATTGATCGAGTAGTAATTGACAACGCAGAGTCGAACGCAGATGATCAATATCTAGTGTTCCAAAATAAAGAGTATGTGGTTTAACAAGATAAATATTACGGAGACAAAAAATGGCCAGTAACATTACCGCAGATAACATTGATGCTAACTTTCCTGTCGCAGGACAAGATAATAACAGCCAAGGTTTTAGAGATAACTTCAACCTTACAAAAAATAGCTTAGTCGCAGCTAAGAGTGAAATCGAAGACTTGCAGACTAACACCGCTAAGACCAACGGCGATAACAACTTCGCTGGTAATAAGCTTACTAACTTTCAGCAAGAAAACTTCACTGAAACAGTTTATAGCTACGGTGCTATATCCAATGACCTTGACATTGACTGGGAGTTTGCTCCGTATCAATTGCTACAGGCAGGCGCAGATATTACACTTACCCTTATTGATTGGCCTAACTCACCAAAGCACGGTAAGCTAAAGCTACAGATTACCGGTGACGGTACTGAAAGAACTATTAGCTGGATAGCAGGCAACGGCGGCACTATCAAGAAAGATGCTAGTTGGCCAGCATCCTTTACTGTAACCAGCATTAACGATCCTGTGTTTGTTGAGCTTTGGACTACTAACGGTGGTGTAACTGTGTTCGCAAGATACCTAGGACAGTACACAAGCTAATGAATCCTTTTGTAGACGGCGCTTCGGAACTTAGCGAAGCTCAACTTATAGACAAAATCGAGGATCTATCTCGAAAGTACTTTATGACGTCGAATCCTCAAGTGCGTGAGCAAATGGCTTCAATACTTGACATGTATAAACTTGAGTTCGAAGAAAGAAAAGTTCGATCTCAACAAAGACAAGATGACGACAATAAAGATCTTGACAACTTAATCAACATCAACTAAACTAATACTATGCTTATAAAAACTGACGACCTCGGGGTGCCTCGTTTTACGAATAACGATCTAATAGACATGATTTATCAGGGCAATGCTGATAAATGTCATGTAGTTCTCTGCGATCCAAGTGATGAAATAGACAAGTTCAATGCTGCTATGGATGAACAAGGACTGAGTAAACTACAGAAGTATATTTCGTTAGACGTAGATCAAAAGACCTTTGACACAGTATGTCAATCAGAATGGCTAATGCCTCAGGAATACAAAGATATTAATGTACACAATTACGTACTGAGTAAAGCTAAAACGCCGTGTTCGCAGGGTGTTCAAGATCGTATATGGGAAGAACTAGCAGAATTTGAAGAACACGGAATGCTGGATCTATTACGCTATATGATTTATCTTGTAGACTTTATGCGAGAGAATAATATTGTATGGGGTGTTGGCAGAGGTAGCTCAGTAGCAAGCTATGTGTTATACTTGCTAGATGTACATCGCATAGACAGTTTTAAGTATAATTTAGACTACAAAGAGTTCTTAAGATAAGTAACATACAAAGGAGAATACCATGGTAGAAAAATCAAAAGGTAGACCACAACACAGAACTATGCGTGGCACAGTCATTGATATGGACATGCTACGTAAAAAGAATGAACTTACTCCGGCAGTAGGGCTAGGTATGAAAGTAAACGCACGGGGAGATGAAATCGGTCCCGGCGGCAAGATTATTCGTACCCGTGACGAAGTATTAGCTGATTATTACAAAAACAATGATGCAGTAGTAGTAGCCGACCCAGGCAAAGCAAAACCAGACGAGGAATAAATGAAAACATTTACATCTAAAGTAAAAGCAATCGGTGACAAGGTTCTTGTTTCGGATATGGATTTTGGTGAACAGAAAACCAAAGGTGGCTTAATTTTAGGCAGCGACGACGGCAAGAGCCGCGGCGTACACGCACGCTGGGGTCGTGTATTTGACAAAGGCCCACGCAACACAGACGACTATAAAGTTGGTGATTGGATTCTAATCGAACACGGGCGGTGGACTCGTGGTGTAGAGTTTGATACCGAAGGCTTTACAGGTACTATTCGTATGGTAGAAAATACTGCTGTACTTGGATACAGTGAGACAAAGCCTGACGATGTATTGTTTGGTACTGAATACAACGACGGCGAGCACATGACCGTTGACCCAAGCGATTTTGTTTAATGAGCGGTCAGCGACGCTGGCTTAAAGTATGGGCAAGAACTGTCGGAATGCCGATCGGCATTAACGATGACGACAAACCAGAATTCTTGCCCATCTCTCAAACAGACGTAAAGAAAGCGCTAGCATTCCGAACATTCTGGATTGCGTTACACGTTGTTACTTGTTTTGCTATTATAGCAGGTAATGGCCGAACACTAGGGCTTTGGTAATGAATAAAACAGGACAGAAGCACTATGAAACCTAACACAAAGTTTAATCTTACAGTTAGAGATATAGAAATAATTGAATCGGCACTAATGGCAAAAGCAGGGCGCCGAGGGATGGCTATTGCTCAAGGAGCAACTAGTGTCACGCTCAAAAAAGAAATGCACGAAATACAAGAACTACTAGGTCGATTGCATAATCAAAAGAGATGGTATACACCTAAAGACTTTACTCCGGGAGGATAGTGTATGCGTATTTTTAGTAAGCATAAACCAAAGTCTAATAAAGAAAGGCGTCCACGCACTTTGTTAGAAAAAATGGACGAAACAAAGTTCAATCCGTATGAACGAAAGAACGGCGAAGCTATGACCGAAATTGAAAAAATGGATCAAGGCTTCAACGGAAAAACTTACACAATAAACGGAATCGAAGGCGATTTTAGTTGACTTTATGTGTTGCTCTTGCTATAATAGCTAAAGTTAAAAGCAACACATAAAGGACTAAAATGACTAACATCGTAGATCTAAACAAATACAAAGACTTTGTAGACGAAGTAACCAGCAACGAATCTAAATCCACTGTTGACATGTACAATCGCATGATCGATATGGAAACAGGTAAAGACGGTGCTGAAGTAAACAGCGCACGGCTTGTCACTGGTGCTATTGGCTTGGCAAGTGAAGCAGGCGAGTTTGCTGAAGTTGTAAAGAAAATGGTCTTTCAAGGCAAACCTTGTGATGAAGAAACTGTTTTTCATATGAAGCGTGAGCTTGGTGATATTATGTGGTACTGGGTAAATGCTGTAAACGCAATTGGCGAAGATCCTAATGAAGTAATTGCTGAAAATGTCCGTAAACTAGAAGCACGTTACCCTGGTGGTAAGTTTGATGCTTTCTACAGTGAAAACCGAGAAGAAGGAGATCTTTAATGTCATTTACGTCTCGCAAAGAATACACCGAGTGGGCTTTAGATCTGCTCAATAAGTATGGAGTTAAAGAACCCGGCACTTATACTGCTGACGAACTCAAGCACTATAATCCAAACATTCCTGAATCGTTCATCGACGACTACACAGGGAACGCAAACAACTACGACACTTATAAAGTTGATATCAAAAAGGTGTGAGTAATGTATAACGAACATTGGGAATACGAAAACGATGAAATGATTCTGTTTTGGGACGGAATCTTTTCTAATTGGTACCCAGCTGGTTTTGTAATTGAAGGCGTTGAGTATAACTGTGTTGAGCAGTACATGATGGCTGAAAAAGCTCGCTTCTTCAACGACACTGAAATCGAACAGAAGATCATGAAAGCAAAGTACCCGGATGAGCAAAAGAGGCTCGGACGCAAAGTACGCAATTTTGATACTGCCGCTTGGATGTCAGTGTGTAGAGAAAAAGTATTGCCGGGCATTGTTGCTAAGTTCAAATCTCATCCTGCTCTCAAAAAGCTGCTACTAAGTACAGGTGATAAAGTTATTGCCGAAGCTTCACCCGAAGATAGAATCTGGGGCATTGGGCTACACCCAGAAGATGCTAAAGCACAAGATCAAGCTAACTGGGACGGTCTTAATATTCTCGGTGAGTTAACAATGGAAGCTCGCAAGCAACTAAAGGAAAATGCGTAATGAAAGAACTTTGGGTAGAAAAATACCGTCCGAAAACAGTAGACGGTTATGTGTTTCGTGACGAAGCACAGCGCAATCAAGTAAACACTTGGATAAAAGAAAAGACTATTCCGCATTTGCTGTTTAGCGGCAACGCAGGCATTGGCAAGACTACACTTGCCAAACTGCTGTTTAACGAACTTGATCTTAATCCGCTTGACATTCTTGAGATCAACGCAAGTCGCACAAACTCTGTAGACGACGTTCGTGACAAGATTGTAAACTTTGTACAAATGATTCCGTTTGGCGATTTCAAAGTTGTACTGCTTGATGAGGCAGACTATTTGTCTCCTAACGCACAAGCAGCGCTTCGTGGTGTAATGGAAGAATATCATAGCACCGCACGTTTTATTCTAACGTGTAACTATCCAAACAAAATCATTCCTGCTATTCATTCACGTTGTCAGGGCTTTCACATTGCTAAGATCGATCAAACAGAGTTTACTGCTCGTGTTGCTGAAATTTTGATCACCGAAGGCACTGTGCCTGATCTCGATGTACTTGATACTTACGTAAAGGCTACATATCCTGATCTGCGTAAGTGTATCAACATGGTACAGCAAAATATTGTCGACGGCACGCTTGTTACTCCGCAGCAAGGCGACAGCGGCGAAACTGATTGGAAACTTGACATGGTTGAGTTGTTCAAGGCAGGCAAGATCCAAGAAGCTCGTAAGATGCTGTGTGGCTCAGTGCGAGCAGAAGAAATGGAAGAAATTTATCGTTGGCTATACGATAATATTGAGCTGTTCGGAAATGAACCGCAACAAGACCAAGCAGTGCTAATTATTAAGCAGGGCTTGGTTGATCACACCCTTGTAGTAGATCCAGAAATTAATCTGGCTGCTACGCTTATCAGATTAGCACGTTTAGGAGAATAATATGCGAGGACAATTAGATGTTTATGCAGGCCCTATGTATGCCGGCAAGACTAGTGAGCTGTTACGTCGTGTTCTTTGGCTCGGTCATCAGCGCAAAAAAGTTCTAGTGATTAAGCCAAGTAAAGATGATCGTTACAGCGAATCTGAAATTGTTACACATAATCAGCTAAGTCATCCTTGCGTAAGTGTTAGCTCTATTGTAGAGTTTGATCAAGATCATAATGTAAAACCCAAGCACTTTGATACTATTTGTCTCGACGAGGTACAGTTTTTTAACGCAACAGAAACTGTAGAAATTGTAGAAAAATGGCTCAGCACCGGGATTAACGTTGTTGCTGTTGGCCTTGACCAAGACAGCAGGGGAGTGCCATTTGAAACTGTAGCGTTGCTTATGGCTCTCTCAGACCGTGTAGAAAAGATTGCAGCAGTGTGTACCAAATGCGGTGCGCCTGCTACAAAAACGTACAGACTCAAAGCTAGCGGTGACCGTGTACAGGTAGGTAGCATGGGCATGTACGAACCTCGATGTGTAGAGCATTGGGAACCAAAATAACTCTACAAACACACAAACAAAACTTCGAGAAAAGTTAGTTAATATCAAATGATTTATATCTTAGTAGCTCTTGAGGATGAGCTTTCAACCAATCCAAATCCTGAAAAGTACACTATCGTCTATACAGGCGTTGGTAAGGTAAATGCTACTCATGTAGCTACCATGATATCTCTTCGTAACGACTGCGAGAAGATTATCAACTATGGCACTGCCGGCGCATTCAGTAAGTTACACGTCGGCAGTTTGCTGGAAATCGGTGTTGTTCGCCAAAGAGATATTGACGCTCGTCCGTTGGTACCTTTAGGAACAACACCGTATGATCAGTTTCATGCTAGTGATATTAGAATATCAGATGTACACGATTACAGCGTAAGCACGGGTGATAACTTTGTAACAGCACAACCTGAATTAACAAGCGACTGCGTTGACATGGAAGCATACGGTATTGCTAAAACATGTCGGTTGACAGGAACGACGTTTGAGTGCTATAAGTATATTACAGACCTAGCTGATGATAACGCTGCTGAAGCATGGCATGAGAATGTTAGCAAAGGTGAAGATAAGTTTTGGAAAAGAATGAAGTATGACTTACGTAGTAAATGATCAATGTATTCGTTGTAAGCATATGGACTGCGTTGACGTCTGTCCAGTAGACTGCTTTTACGAAGGCGAAAATATGCTTGTAATTAATCCTGACGAATGTATTGATTGCGGCGTATGCGAGCCCGAATGTCCTGCTGATGCTATTTTACCTGACTCGGCAGATGGCGCAAAGGAATGGGTAGAATTTAATCAAAAGTGGAGCGAGGCGTGGCCTAACATTACTGCGATGCGCTCTGAAGATGTACCGGCCGATGCTGCTGAGTGGCACGGTATACAAGGCAAGTTGGAACACTTCTCAGACAAGCCAGGAAAGGGCGACTAATGATTAGAGCTATTTTAGCGTGCGACGATGCGTGGGGTATCGGCAAAGACGGTGACTTACCGTGGCCTCATAATTCAGCAGATTTAAAATGGTTTAAAAACTGTACTACTGGGATGCCAGTTATCATGGGACGACGCACTTGGGATAGTCTGCCTATAAAACCTTTGCCCAACCGTGACAACTATGTACTGTCACGTAGCTTTCCGTTCGACGCACCAGGAGCAATAAACTTAGAGCCTAATCCAGTAAAGCAAATAATAGAGCTAGGCAACAAACAAGATATCTGGATCATAGGTGGCGCACAGATACTTAATAGCTGTGTAAGCATTATTGATGAATTTTGGCTTAGTAGAATAAAAGGCACATATCAGTGTGATGTATTCCTTCCTCGTACTATAATTGAAGAGCAGTACTCTATGTACTATGCTCAGCCAACAGATGGCATTTACGTAGAAAAATGGATGAAACTACCGAGCAATGCCTAAAAATAAAGGAAGACAAAAGATGAAACGTGGATGCCATTCTCCAAACGGCTGCTACTGTACCGGAGCCTGTGAAGAAGAAGTTGTAGATATTAACGCTCTCATCGTCAACCAAGAAGCTGAGGAAGAATTGGGATACATTCTTCCCGGCGAACTTAACCCACACGAACGTAAGGACGATGAATAATGATTAAGTCAGTACATCACAAGTATGGTACAATGATTGATCCGCCTTCTGGATGGAGGTATGGTTTCCCTAAGCATTTACCAGACGGTAAAGATTATAAAGAGATGCTTAAGGAAAGCGGTTATCCAGAAAAAGATATTGATTTCGCAATGAAGCATTCACGAATGTGGTTTACACATGTCGGGTTTAGTTTAGTAAAGAATGAAGATTAATGAAACAATATTTAGAAGCACTTAAACACATACTAGAAAACGGCGAATCTGTCGAAGATCGTACAGGCGTAGGCACAACCGCAGTGTTCGGTTATCAAATGCGTTTCAATCTACAAGAAGGCTTTCCTGCTGTAACAACTAAAAAGCTAGCGTGGCGTAGCGTAGTAAGTGAGCTACTTTGGTTCTTAGAAGGCAGCAGTAACGAACGCAGACTAGCTGAAATTCACTATGATCAACCTCGTGAAGAACTAGTAGGCAAAACAACTATTTGGACTGCTAACGCCGATGCCCAAGGTGTTGCGCTCGGATATCGTAATACAGATACAGAGAAACAGCTAGGACCAGTATACGGTGTACAATGGCGAAACTGGGATAAGATTGATCAAATCACAAAGCTAATAAGCGACCTTCAAACGAATCCTAATTCACGTAGGCATATTTTAAGTGCGTGGAATGTTTCCAAAATTGACAAAATGGCACTGCCTCCTTGCCATACACTAGCACAGTTTAGTGTAATTAACGGCAAGCTTAGTTGTCAGCTGTATCAACGTAGTGCTGATATGTTTTTAGGTGTGCCATTTAACATTGCTAGCTACAGTTTGCTTACTCATATGCTTGCGCAGATATGTAATCTAAAAGTAGGAGACTTTGTTTGGAGCGGTGGCGATTGCCATATCTATAATAATCATATTGCTCAAGTTACAGAGCAACTAGCCCGTGAACCTAGCTTGTTGCCAGAACTAACAATGCCAAAGTTCAATAGTTTAGAAACACTGCTAACAACAAAGCCAACTGACTATATGCTAGAAAATTACAACCCTATGCCTAGCATCAAAGCAGAGATGGCTGTATAGATGCCGTTTGTAGGTTGGGACACCCAACGAAAAACTAAATGGCGGCGGAAGTTTGCTTGGTGGCCCACTAAGTCAGCAACGGGGAAAGCGATTTGGCTTTCCCCTTACTACTTGAAAACTATAGAAATAGTAAGGGGAAATTCCGATACTATAGAATCTATAGGCACTGTATATACTTATAATGAATTCTTAAAGTATGTACTAGTGCGTGCTTAGTCGTAAATCCTTAGTACATCAGCAACCACAGGGTGACGTTCGATATCATAATGATCAAACATAACTGTTTCAATATAGTTACTGTGTTTACTATTTAATTTACCTAAGAAATCCATTAAGCCGTTGTCTTGAGCACGGTCTGTCTGTGCTAAGTCACCAGTTACAACCATCTTACTGTCATCGCCAATACGTGTTAGCAACATCTTCATTTGATTAGATGTAGCGTTCTGCATTTCGTCAGCAATAATGTAACTGTCTTTGAAAGTTCTACCACGCATGTAAGCTAGTGGTGAAATTTCAATAACTGATTCACTCATCATAGAATGAATTTCTTTGTTAGAAAAATGCTCTTTAAACACATCAAATATAGGACGTGTCCACGGTGCCATTTTTTCTTCTAGTGTGCCAGGTAGAAAACCTAAGTCCTCATCTACGTTTACTACTGGTCTTGTGATAACAATTTTATCTACTTCTTTTTCTTTAAATGATTTAATTGCTGCTTTTACAGCTAATAGCGTCTTGCCTGTTCCTGCTGGTCCTATTCCGAATACAATGTGTTTTTTAAAGTCTGTTAGTTGTATTATGTATTCATGTTGTTTTTGATTTCTCGGTTTCAACTGGATACTGTTATGATTTTGGTAGTTTGGTCCTGCTTTAGCTTTACGCTTCATACCCATTAAAGGTCTCCTTGTTAGCGGTGCAACAGAGCACCTATACTCTCCCGCAAAAATATTTATATCAGTCGATAAAGAGAAATATACAGCTATTGCTTGATAAATACTATTAGAGGATAAAAACTATGTATGATGTTGAACGACTTTTAAATAATATTGACAGAGTGTATAACAGTACAACAGCTCTTCAAATTCTCAAAGATTTTGAGAGAGTGCTTGACGAATACTTTGATATTTACGTTTACGATAACTGGGACAACGGCGAGCTTCTACAAGGGCCGATGGCTAGTAAGTATTGGGTAACTTGTTACTTTATGTGGCCCGATAAGAAAAGACCAGACGAGGCAGCTATCAAGCGCCTGCGCAGTAATAAAGTGTTAGTTAAAACAGGCACAAGTTACTTTGTGACTCCTAAGAAGATCAAGCACACAGATGATGTTCGCCCTGGTACTAAAAAAGGCAAGCTTCTTAGAGAGAAGATTTATATTGTAGGTATTAAGATGCCTAAGTCTTTGATGAAGAGTGTTTACGGTGGTCAAGACATTTTTAACAAAGACGAAGTTGAACAAATGGACGCAGGACAGCAGCCGCCAGTTGAAGATATTGCTACTGACGATATGGCAGGCCTCGGCGGCGCTGATCCACTAGCAATGGGCGGAGTATAAAATGGGGTTAAGTCAAGGTGATCTTAAGGATCTTGTAAAAAAGACGTTTGACATTGATACGTACTCTAGTAAGATGGGCGAAGACAAAAACATTGTTACTATTTCGTTTGATGTTAGCTCCGAACCGCCTGCTAAAGATCTAGTAAAATTTCTAGAAGCAGGCTATCACTTTATTCTAGATAGCGCAGTATCAAGCGGCGAACAAGACGATGGCCACTTTAGAGTGTTTTCTGAAATAGCTAGAGACAAGTCGGCTATTAATCATATTTTAGAAATACTATCCGGCGTTGAAAAACTTACAGACAGTAACGACTACAAGTTTAGATACTACAAAAACTTTAAAAGTGTGCCGGCTACAGAAGAAAATCTAACCAAGCAAGTTATTACTGACCCTGATCGCTACGGTGTAGATTTAAAAGTAGCTGAAAATCACAACATAGATAATTTCTTTAAAAAGAGCTTTCTTGATAGTATTAAGATCGATGAAAATATTCTAACACTTAAAAAGGTATATTCCGATCCGATCCAATTTAATGTAATTGACTTTGCTACTCATAATGAAGTACATGCTAATCTTACAGAATCGTATAACTTTAACGACTTTGGTGAAATAATCTTTATGGTAAAATATCTAGGTGACTATGATATTACCAAATACGGTAACAAACTTATTATTGAAAATAACGGCTACTGTTTAGTAGCAGAAAGGTTGTAAAATGTTAAGAGCAAAGCTAATGCTAATTATAGTAGCAGCTCTAATACCATTAGCACTTGGAATATTTTGGTATGTAAATCACTTACAGACCCAGCTAGATATATCAAGGGCAAACGAAGCAAAGCTTCAGCAAGCAGTAGCGACTAACGAAGAAACAATTAAAGTATTACAAAGAGATTTTAAACTTGCGACTGAGGAGCTACAAAAAGTAAACGACGAGTTCGCAGCAATACGCAAACAAAATCAAAACCTAATAGGCAAACTAGAACGACACGACTTAGGGTTACTAGGCGAAGCAAAGCCGGTGTTAGTAGAACGTATTATTAATCGTGCTACTGTAAAAGCCAACAGATGTATTGAAATTCTTAGCGGCGATGACCTTACAGAAGATGAGCTAGCTGCTGAAAGCGGCAACTCATTTAACAGCGAGTGTCCGTGGTTATGGCAGCCGCCAGTAACAGAAGAAGAGGAGAAAGTAAATGATTAAAGTAATTTTAGCTTCTCTAGCATTACTGGCACTTACTAGTTGCGGAGGTAACTTAGTTACTCCAATACAAGTAACTAGTGCGCCAACTGAGCGTCTAAAACTAACACTGCCTGATATTGACACAGTAGATCAAAAAGAAGTGTCATGGGTGCTACTCACTGAAGAAAACTATGAACAATTATTTGCCGAACTTGAAAAGTCTGGTGAACCTGTTGTATTTTTCTCGTTATCAGACGAAGGTTATGCTAACATATCAATTAACTATCAAAACGCAAGACAGATAATACAGCAGCAGCAGGCTATAATAGCAGCATATGAAAATTATTACGTTAATGTAGAATAACTGTGTACGTTACTCCGTGTGTTGGCTTATGTAACATTATAGAGGGTGTTTGCGTAGGCTGCGAGCGATCTAGAGAGGAGATTGCTCGATGGAAAACGTATACTGATGACGAAAGATTAGTCATCATGAAAAGACTAGGTTACGGAAGGCGTAAAACTAGAAGATAAGGTATATTTTTCGGGGAGGGAAACAATGTACGAATATAGAGCATACGTAGTAAAAGTTATCGACGGAGATACAGTTGATGTCGATATTGATCTAGGGTTTGGAGTAATGCTTAAGGACGAACGTGTTCGTATAATGGGCATCGACACACCAGAGTCGAGAACAAGTGACAGAGTAGAAGACTTGTTCGGCGAAGCCGCTAAAGCAAGACTAAAACAAATACTCGGCGACGAGTGTATTCTAAAAACTCAAGTTAACAAACACGGCGAAGACATGAAAGGCAAGTTCGGACGAATCCTCGGCGACTTTATTGCGCAGGACGGACGAATGATTACTGAAATCATGACCCAAGAAGGACATTGTGTGCCGTACTTTGGCGGATCAAAAGAAGACACGCAAGCAGCACATGCCGTTAACAGAGAACGTTTGTTAAATGAAGGTATTGTTAGTCGAGAAGACTACGACGCTGCTATAAAGAAAATGGAAGCGAAAAAGTAAATGGGGAAATCACTCGAAAAGGATTCGATATATAATCAATTTGACGAAGACGGTGACGGAATTGTAACAGACGAAGAGATGGCAAAAGCTGAGCGTATGATTCAAATCGAAAACGACGATAAGAAACAAGATGCTCAGCGTATGATGGCATGGTTTGCTTTGTTTGGCATGTTGCTGTATCCGTTTTCGATAATCGGTACAAGTTTATTCGGATTAGAAACCGCAGGTGGGTTACTTAAAGACATAGCACCTACATACTTTGTTTCTGTTGCTGCTATTGTTGCTGCTTTTTACGCCAAAGAAGGTGTAGAAAATTTTAACAAGAAGAAGGATAGCAAATAAGTATTAGTATGGACGACTACTATACAATACTTAATATAAACAAAACAGCCAGTCAGGATGAAATTAAATCAGCTTACAGAAAGCTTGCGTTAACTAGTCATCCTGACCGCGGCGGCGATCCTAAAAAGTTTTCAAAAATAACAGAAGCATACAACACACTAAAAGATCAAGACAAGCGTAGTCAATACGACTTTACGTTTAAACAAAGTGATAGTTTTGATAGCTGGCTTAACCAAACCTTTTACTATAAGCGTATGCAGCATAACCAAAACATACTTGTTGAGCAAGTTATAAACTTTAGCGATCAGTTTACTGATAAACATGTCGACATTAGCTACGAGTTGCCCAGTGGAAAAACCAAAGACATTACTATTAAAATTCCTAAAGGTATTCGTGACAATCAAAAGCTAACATTTGCCAACTTAGGCGACGATTCAAATCCGCATATGCCGCCTGGTAAATTGATAATAGCAATAAGAGTTCAGGGAGACTCAGACTGGAAGCGTGACTCCGGTGATAGTATATCATCTACAATCATTGTTAACATATTAGATTTAATGCTTGGCGCTTCGGTGCCCGTAACAATACCGACAGGGCGTGAGTTTTCTGTAACCATACGAAAAGGCACAAAGCCCGGCACTGTACTAAATATTTCAGGCTACGGTATTCCTAATATTTCTACAGGAATCGCAGGCAATGTACTATTAAAAATCGAAGCTGTCATGCCCGATGTTCACGACGAAGAAATTATAGAAAAACTTTCACACGTTCGTGACTTGATTTACACAAAGAACACTTGACTTTTAGCGCAAAAGTGTTATTATAAGAACATTAACAAAAAAGGTAGCATATGCTAAACACAACTGAAGAAGTACAATTGGCTTTTGAAAAAGCTAATAGAGACGCAAGCAAACTCAAGCACGAGTATCTAACTCTTGAGCACTTGACCTTTGCTATCATGTGTGTCGAAGAGTTCGGAGTGACTCTAACTGAACTAGGCATTGACTACGAAAGCCTTAAGAATCGGCTAGAGAATCATCTACTCAACGAATGCGATGATATTGTAATAGAAGGGAAGATTAAAGCAAAGAAGACACGGGCAGTTGAACGTGTAATGCAACGCTCGTTCGCACAAGCACTGTTTTCTAATCGAGATAAAGTTAGCTTAGCTGATATTATTCTAAGTCTTCTTCACGAAAAGAACTGCCTTGCTACTTACTATTGTATTCAAGCCGGTGTTACCAAAGACAAGATGGCTGAGTTCTTATACAGTGAGTTTATGTTTGAAGAAGGACTGGCTGCTGGCGGTGGCAAGCACGCAAACCCGCTTGAACGTTATACTGACAACTTAACCGAAATGGCTGCTAACGGAGAAATTGATCCAGTTATCGGTCGTGCTGAAGAAATTGAAAGTATTGCTCTATCGCTTGGCCGGCGTTCTAAAAACAACGTAATGCTTGTTGGCGACCCTGGCGTAGGTAAAACTGCTATTGCCGAAGGACTCGCATACCGAATTGTTAATAAAGAAGTTCCTAAGTTCCTCGAAGAGTACGAAGTGTTTAGTCTTAAGATTACTACTCTTCTCGCTGGTACTCGTTACCGTGGTGAATTTGAAGAACGTATGGACGCACTGCTTGAAGATCTCATCCAGCACGAAAAAGCTATTCTGTATATCGACGAAGCACATATGATGAACGGTGCCGGAGCGGGACAAAGTGAAAATCCAAACGATCTTGCTAACATTCTTAAGCCAGCTCTGTCTAAAGGTACTATCAAAGTTATCGGTAGCACTACGTGGGATGAGTTCCGCAAGCACTTTGAAAAAGACACTGCGCTTATGCGACGCTTCCAACGTGTAAGTGTTGAAGAACCAAGTGAAAAAGATACAGTAGCTATCCTTGCTGGTATTAAGAAGTACTACGAAAAGTATCACAAAATTAAGATTCACAAGAACGCACTTACTCGTTCTGTTGAACTTAGTGTAAAGTATCAGCATGATAAAAAGCTTCCTGATAAAGCAATTGATCTTATTGATCAAGCGTGCGCACGTTTTAATCTACTCGACGGCTTTGAAGGCAAGCGAGTAGTTAAGGCTTCTGAGATCGAAGTTGAAATGGCTAAAGTTCTCAAGATGCCTGTTGAAAACATTCGCGAGCGTGAAACTACAAGCCTTGCTAATCTTGAGTCAAACATCAAGAGCTATGTATACGGACAAGATGTTGCTATTGAACAAGTAGTAGACAAGATCCTTGTAGCACAAGCAGGCCTTAAAGATCGTAACAAGCCAATTGGTAGCTTTGTGTTTATGGGCCCAACTGGCACAGGTAAAACTGAAACTGCTAAGCAAATCGCAGACAACTTAGGCGTAGAACTTGTACGTTTTGATATGAGTGAATATCAAGAGTCACACAGTGTATCTAAGCTGCTGGGTTCTCCTCCGGGCTATGTAGGTTATGGTGATAGTTCCGGTAAGCTGATTAATAAGCTACAAGAACATCCTAACTGTGTACTGTTGCTCGACGAGATTGAGAAAGCGCATCCAGACATCAGTCAGATCCTGCTACAGGTAATGGACTATGGTAAGATCTCCGGCGGTAACGGTAAAGAGATTGACGTGTCTAACTGTGTATTGATTCTTACTACAAACCTTGGCGCTGCTGACAGTGAAAAGAACACAATCGGCTTTGGTGATGCTGCGCAGAAAGTGTACAAAGACGCTGCGTTTAAGAAATTCTTCTCGCCAGAGTTTAGAAACCGTCTTGACAAAGTTGTTACGTTTAACTACCTTGAAGAATCTGTAATTGGTAAGATTGTTGACAAGTTTATCAGCGACCTGCGTGTTACACTTAAAGGCAAGGGCGTAACTGTAAAACTTGATAAGACCGCTAAAGCGTATCTTATGAAACACGGTTATCATCGTGAAATGGGCGCTCGTCCGCTAGGCCGAGTCATTGACGAGAAGATTAAGACTCCGCTCAGTAAAGCAATCCTGTTCGGCGAGCTTAAAGACGGTGGCACTGTAACTATTAGCGCAGCTAAGAACATCACTCTGTCTTACGAAAGCAACCAAAATGTTACATGAAGTAATAGCAAGCGGACTGTTCTATAACAAATACAAATACAAACTTGAGCTAATAACTTGTATAGGGCATTTGTTTCGTTCGGCAGATCGTGTTCAAGCTCGTGAAACAATCGACTTTGCTAAGCAATACATGAATAGCAGCGCTAACTGGGACGAAGCTCTCGAACAAGCAGGGCCCGGAGCGCTGCGGTACCCGACTAAATGGACCCTACGTCGATTTCAACCAACTTCTACAGATATCCAAGATTGCGAAAAGCTGTATAACTTCTTAACCGTAACTGCTCCGGATACAAAAACAAGAGTAGAACTAAACAATCTTAGTCTCTACTCTAATGAGGAAGGCAAGGTTCGTGATATTGCTAAGGAGTTGTCATGTGTACATAAGTTACATGTTCAAAAGAATGATAACATAGAACCTAATACTATCTATCATAGTTTTGCCGATCAGTACAAATATAAAATCACTGTAGGGAAAATACACGACACTGCCCTTGCTGCTTATCTCGAAACAAATAATAACACTTATGTACGTGCCGGAACAAGCACTATAGAAGCAATAAGAAAGAACAAAGCTCAGTATTACGGCACATACTACTTTTATGTACGTGACGATAAAGTTTTAAACGTAGTTTCTATGTTTGGCTTTGAAATAAAAAGACTCGACAAGTTGCTTCCTAAGTAAAACAGATAAATAACACTATGCCAGGAAACAGTGTTACAATTTTATCATCACAAGTCCACCCAGGGGACAGTTCAGTTCAAGCTGCGACAAGCGACAAAGTAAAAGGAGACGGATACTTTGGTCGCTCGGACGGTTTACATACTGTACAAATCAACCTTACTAATTTCTCAGGAGAGATTGCTATACAAGGCAGTCTTGCTATAGAGCCCACTGACGAAGATTGGTTTACTGTTGAGCTTTCGTCAGTTGACCCAACTACTTTGCTAATTGCTACAGTAGACACTACCGGAGCTATTACTGCTTCTAATGATAATAAAATAACACTGTCGAGTGTTAGCTACGACGGTGAGAATTCTAATGTAAACTACAACTTTACTGGTAACTTTGTATGGCTTAGAGCTGTAGTAAGCGGGTGGAAGACAGGTAGTATCAGTAGCATATTAATGAATTATTGAGGGTAAGAGGGAATGACGCAAGAACACATTAACATAGGTTCAGCAGAAAGAGCAGGCGACGGCGAAAGCTTACGCAGTGCGTTTGCTAAAATCGAAAGTAACTTTATCGAACTCTACGCTCGTCAAAGCACTGCCGACGGCAACACTTTATCTCTTGATCTAATAGGCAATGTATTAGGCGACGACAGTACTGTAATGGTAGATTCGTCTAATAATACTATTATTGCTACAGGTGGCATTACAGGCAATGTAACCGGACAAGTAAGTGATCTATCTAATCACTCGTTATCAGCGCTGAGTAATGTAAGTGATACAGTACCAAACACTGGACAAGTGCTAAAATGGAATGGCTCAGAATGGGAAGCAGGCTTTGACGCAGGAACCGGTGGTAGCGGTGGCGCTATTACTGTTGCCGGTGACGATAGCACACAGCGTACAATTAACAGTGGCGAAACACTTAGTATCTTAGGTGACGCAAATATAAGCACTAGTGCTGACGCAGAAGGTGTGTTAAGCATTTCACTAAGCCCTGTTGTAGTTGCTGACATTAAAGGCAATGTATTAGGCGACGACAGTACTGTAATTGTAGACTACTTGAATAATACAGTAACTACTAACGTACTTGATGTTACTACAGACGCTAAAATAAATACACTATACACAGCAACTATCGATACGCTTGATAGTAGCGCAATTAATATTATCCCGCCCGCTATATTTAACTCAGATGCTACTATAGAAAATACACTATACACAGCAAATATTGATACGCTTGATAGTAGCGCAATTAACATTACACCACCTACTATATTTAACTCAGATGTTACTATAGAAAATACACTAACTCTAACTACTCCGACTGACCTACCAGCAGGTACTACAATCGGCGGCGCTGCTATTAATACTAGCGTAGTAGACGGCGCAAGTGTTACAGTAAGCGACGATCCGCCAGTTAGTTCTAATACCGGCGATCTTTGGTGGGAATCAGACAGCTTACGCTTAAAAGTAAGATATGACGATGTTTGGATCGATGCTTTGCCAGTTGGCAGCGGCGTTGGCGGATCGAGCGGAAATGCCAGTGTCACAGTTAGTGACGATGCTCCGGGAGGTACCCCAGAAGCGGGCGACCTTTGGTGGGAATCAGATACTGGTAGACTAAAAATACGATATGACAGCTACTGGGTAGATGCTTCACCGCAAGGTGGTGCAGGATCTGCGTATAACGCTTTCACACCAACTGACTGGAACGGTACAGCGCCAACAACACTCGGCGACGCTATTGATCGACTAGCAGCTCTAGTAAAAACACTAAATAGCGGCACGGGCGCCTAAGCGTGTCGATAAATATTAAAAACGGAGAGGGATAATGGCAATACAATTTCCTAGCAATCCTAATGTCAACGATACGCATATTGTAGGTGGAACTACATATACGTGGAACGGCACTAGTTGGGAATCAAGCATTACATCAGCAGCATTTAACTTGACTGGTAATGTAACCGGCGATGTCACAGGTGACGTTACCGGCGATATTACAGGATCTGTATTTGCCGATGATAGTTCACTACTAATTGACGGCATTAACGGCACTATCGATGCTGGTAATTTAACAGGTACACTACCTGCAATTGACGGCTCGGCGTTAACTGGAATTGCCGTAGACGGCGCTGATTTTTCTGGTAACTTTGCAGGTTCAGTGTTTGCTGACGACAGTACACAGATTATTGACGGAGTTAGCGGCGAAGTTACTGGTAACGTAAACAACACAAATACAACATCCTACGCAGTTAACACTACCCAAATTGGCGGATTAGCATCTGGTGGCGTAACAATGTTAGAGCACACTAGTTTTAATTCTGATGTTACTGTAGGAGGGCACTTATCGGTGCCAAACATTATTACACCAGATAGCTCTGCGTTACGTGTTGAGAACATTGCTAACTTCCAGTCAGACGTTGATGTCGACGGTCGCTTAACAGTTGGCGGCGCTGATGTACAAGACCTAATTGGTGACGGTACAGGTGGTTACGAGTTTACTGGTGGTTTTGAAAATAGAACAACAGGAGCAGCTGGTACAAGTGACATTGGTACTGACGTAGAATATACCTCTGCGCAAGTACTCACGCAAGAATGGATGAGATTTGGTTTTAGCGCCGAACGACAGCTAGCAAACGACAAACCATATTGGACCAACGGAGCAGGCGGAGCTTCCGAAGCTCCCGGTGCTATTTACGGCGCAGATGCTAACAACTTACCGGATGGATTCTTTATGGACGGCAGTACTGCTCGTCCAGACGCTTATCGAGGTGTTGGTTTATTCTCCGGCGCTTATATGCCGACTGGCGTGACTAGTATGTTTGACTTTGCTGAAGACAGTACATTTAGTCCGTACAACGAAGCACAGACATCCGGCAGCTTACAGTACAATGCTGCTTCGGGTTCATACAATATAAGTCAACTTAATACAGGTGACTTTTGTTCGTTTAGATTCGACTTTAACCTAACACCGCAGTTTGCTAATACAACTGTAGAAGTTGGGCTTATTTGGCAAACTAGAGACTCAAACGACGACGCAACATTTACATTTGCCCTTACAGGTGAGCCGATCTTCTTTGGTGCTGGCACAACGGGAAGAACATTCCTGAACCGTCCAATTATGACTGCTTACCTTGCATCTATTGAAGATGTAAACGCAAGGGCATTACCAGCTATACGAGCAGATCAGCCAGTGTTTGTACAGCCGCTAACCACATTATTTGTAGTAGGGAGATAATTAATGGCTATTCGAGTAGTTCGAAATAACAACGGTAACTGTGTAACCTTTGTAGGATCGTCACAGCCGGCATACTGGAACGCTTGTCTAAGTGGACAAGTTAACACCGAAGACAGCACTCGTGTTGATGTTGTTAACGATGTTAGAACCACAGACGACAACAACCCAGTATACGAATTCTACGGTGTACCGCACACTGAATTCCAAGACGCAGACGGTAACGGCTTTGCTGATGCGGTTGCGGCGGCAGCATACATTACTGAAAAGGCAAACGTAATTGGCGGCGCTGTAGAACTCGATGCTATTACTGTTGTAAACTTTACACGTGATAACACTAACACTTCTGTACTTACATCACTTGGTGATAGCTTTGGTGTAAACAGCGTTAAAGCTGTTGGCGATGCTGACGGTAACATCACTATCCGAGAAGATGCCGACACTGGTGTTGCGCTTTATACTTCCATTAGACCTTACAATGTTACAATTAATGGTCAAGCACAAACTACATCACTTAATGCTGTAGTAAACGCACTAAACGCACTGTTTAATGTTACTCCAGTGGGCGCTGGTGCTGATGACCCTAGTACTAGTAATCAATACGGTCAAACTACGCCTAACATAGGCACTTTTGGCGACGTAACTATCTCCGGAGGCATTGCTACAAAGGGTTCTAACTCAGGTTCACAATTTAGTGATGGCTTTTACACTATAGGACAAGAAGTTAACAGCCCTGGCGAATACTTTGAATTTGATAACACTGGTCGAGATTTTGATCGTAAATTTACTATCGGTTTGTTAGAAACTAGTAAGTTTGATGCTGGTGATTCTACTACACTGTTAGAAAACATAACCAGCCTAGGCGACGTATTAGATCTTGCTGTAAGACTTGGACCAAACGCTGCGTTTGAAAACAGCGATTACGGTGTTGTAATTGAAAATGGTTTCTACGAAGCACCTGGCAAAAGTTCCCAGTTTAGAGCAGGTATTGATAATACTGGTAGACTATCCATTAGTCACTATAAAAACGGCGAATGGCTGGTAATTGCACGTAGTGCGTTTATTGTAGACACTAGTGAAGAATACATGCTAGTGTGTCATATGGTTAAAGAAAACGCTCAGGTCAATGTTGGCACCGTTAGTACCAATAGTCTAGTAGACGACGTTCCTTTACAATATCGCTACATTGAATCACCAGATGGATCATTTTACTACCCGCTGTTTTCAAACAGATCCGAAGCTGACTATGTATCACAGAACGCATTTACACTATTTGGTGCTCCGTATACAAACGATACTGACACTAACTCAGACGGCTTTTACTCGCACTCGCATATATTTGTAGACGAGCCAACTAACACAACTTGGTACATGCCAGATAATTATATGTTCCATGCTGAATCTTCGGCTCCGGCTAACACAGCGTCGGTGACATATACTGCTGTTCAAACAGCAGCAGACGCAGATTATGTTCCAACAGTGTACAGCAGTAGCACTAGCTATACGTTTAACGAACTAGATAGTGTTAACATTGAGATAACTCCTACAGACGTTTCTTACACTACTACTGTATCTGGGCTGCCGCCGTGTATAACACACACTGGTCGCTATCTTACTGGCACTATCGACCCTATATCAGCTACAGAAACATATACCATTACTATTACACGATCAAACACGTTTGGGTCGTCAGTTGGTACATTATCTATTACACTAACTGACAATGCTAACTTGGGCAATATTGCTGACTTTACAGAAGTCGCTGGTAACTTTTATCAGCCAAATCAAATATTCCTCGACGAAGACGCTATTGCTCAGTACGATGTACAAATTAGTCAAGACGAAGAACTTACTTACAGTTTTAGTAGTGCTAGCAATATACCGCCAACTATTGGTGTTTTAAGTGCCACTGGCCAAAATGCGGTAACGTCGTTTGACCCGTCTACTGATAGCTTAGGCGTAGGCACTAGCGGATCGTCACCAGGCACAGACTTTAAGTGGACCACAATGTGGGATTTACGATTTGTTACGTTTGGCAGTATTGTAGGCGGAAGCACTAGCAGTAATGATAATGAAAAAGATCACTTAGTTGGTTGGAGCGATAACGGCGTAGTATTTGGCATTTCCGATGACAATATAAACCAAACATTTACACTAAAGTATGACACTGATGGTTATTTCCGCTTGTACCGCGGCGGCGCACTGTTAAAAACATCTGCTAGTACATACTCAGGCGCACAGACACTGACTATTGCTGCGTTTGAAGATCAAACGCAAAACAATGTGTATATTCCGACTAACTTTACTATTGCTAATCAAAACGCAGGAAGCACAACTTCGCCAAGTGGATTTAAGACTCCTATTGCCGAAGGTGCTATGGCTACATCAACCTTACTCGGTAATGTCGATGCTGGCGATTCAACAACACACGATGCTGCGGTTGAATTGAACACTACCCTTGATGTAAACAAGAGATTCATACTTCCAAAGACATGGGTACAAACTAATATTTTACCGTACATTGGCACTACCGGCGCTGATGTGTACTTTGGCGTACCGGCAAGTGGTGTTAACTGGACCGACGTAGCACTCAGCGACTTTGATGCTGTGATCGGATTCGAAGGCACTGCTAACCCGGCGCATACCTCTAGACTTGAAGTAGCAAGTAGTGATTCAAGTGTTACTGACGATACTACAAATATTAACTCTATGACCAACGCTTTCTTTGACTATGCTCTAGAATGGGACGGCGACGATCTACACGTTATTGCTTGTAACATTGGTGATATTAACACACAGCCAGCAATTAACAACGGTGGCGCATTTTCGCGAGTTATGACATACCACAACTATGTACCAAGCGACTCTGCTTACGGAAGTTTGCCATTGTTCTTTGCTGTAGACGACCAAGGACAAGTTAACTTGTCTACAAGTGGACTACAGGAAATACGTACACCATTTGGTATTCGTGATATATTAGTAGCTGAAGGCTCTGCTGGCAATGGTCATTTCAAGGTACAACCTGACGCTGCCGCATTTGATGCTGCGAGCGCCGGCGGTCATGTTCCTTCTGGTTACGGTTTTGAATCTGCTGGTGTTACATCCCTGAACGCAGGTAACACATATCGATTCATTTACCATCCATCAATGGAAGCGAATGATGAAATTGAGTTCCGACTTGCTTCTGACAACACAACTGTTTATACAACTGGTGTTACTGCGTTTGATAACACTTCCGCCGGTGATCCAAATGCCGAAGAAGGTTATAAAGGTATTACATTTGCGGTGCCTGCTGATGCTCCGCCGTTAACGTTGTACTACGTCAATGACACTACAGCAGATGCTGGTCGTGCTGTTGCTATCTCTGGTTCCACTTATGTTGAATCTGTGACTGGTATTACAAACGAAGGCCCAGCCGCTAACCAAACTGGTACTAACATTGTAGACAATGGTGACTATGGTTGGATGTCAATTGACGAAACGCTTGGAGCTGGTGAACGCTTTGTAATGGACAATGCGTTCTTTACAGACCTTTTTGATGAGATGCCAGATGCGTATGAGATTCGCATTGGACTTAAAGGAGCCAATTGGGACAATGGTGACCAATCAACTAAATCTAATACTGTAGTTTCTGGAGAAGTATTTAAAGGTGATTTGCAACTTAGAATATCTGGAAGTACTCAGAGTAAGACTTTTCAGTTATTTAAACCAGGAACAAATTATAACACAATGCTTGTAAACACACCAGCATTACAGGATACAACTTGTGCTTTTATTGAAATTACTGCAGATGGTAATAACATTAGATTTGGATTTGGTAGAAATGGCAACATTGGTCTTTCTCAAGGAGATGAATCAACTGTTAATTATTCAGATTGGAGTGGTTACAAAGGTGAAACAGGTGACCAAGGATTTGGTATTACCTCGCTTGATGTTATGTTCTTAGTTACAGACATTGTTAATAACAGTGAGGACTTCGATGGCGCAAATGTAGATTGGACAGGACTATCTGAAGTTTCTATGCCGACGCTATCAACAACTGTGAGCACCCCGTGGACAAAGGCCTTGGAC